GGTCACCAAGACGTCATGGATCTGGTGGTTGCGCTCGAGGTAGGACCCGTGGAAGGTGTCCGGGCGGCCCGCGACATGGAACGCGAGCCGCATCTCGTTCCACGCGCACCCGATTTTGGCTTCCAACGCGAGAGCTTCCGTCCCGGTCATGTCCAGGTCGGAGAACCGTCCACCACCGGGCGGGCAGAACCAGAAGCAGACAAGCTTCCGGGTTGTGGGCGGTGTTGCCACCCCCCATCCCTCGCTCACGGGGTCGCTCACGGGGTACGCAGAACAGCGCCCGCAGCGGCGATCTTCGATGACACGGCCACTGCGCTCCCGACCGACGCTTTCAGCGTGAAGTCGAAGAAGGCCGTCCCGTAGAAGTACGACGTCATCACGTTCGAGTCGGGGTACAGGTAGAACTTGCGTGCAAGCCCGTCCCTGGAGCAGGCCCACAACGCGTCCGACGTCGCCGTGCTCGTCTGCTCGAAGAAGCCGGAGATGCTGCCCTTGAAGTCGGGCAGGCCCGTCACGTACGTCTTGTTGACGTCACCTCCGGCGGTGACCTCGATCTGGTCGGTGAGACTGTCGATCGAGTAGTCGGCCATGAACGGCAGCGGTGTGGCTGCACCCGCGGCGGTCGGGGCGACGTAAACCAGCATGTTGCGTCCAGCGAAACGACCCATCAGAAACCTCCAGTTGTTGTTGTTCGACCGGTCAGGCGACTCGGCGAAGTAGATGCCCGGCGTGCCGGTCAAACGTGCGGTCGGCTACCGCTTCACGAGCCGCCAAGCCGGCGGTGGCGCGGGCCTCAGGGTGGTCACGCCACCATGTGGCGAGGTCAACGAGTTCGGCCGGGGAGCCGAACGTGGGAAGCGTCGAGAAAAGGGTGTCGCCCTCCCCGCGTGGCTGTCTGAGGAAGAACAGGCCGCAGGCGGCCATCTCGACCTCTCTCGGGTTCACAGCCCACCCGTCACCCGACCGCGGGTTGTCGAGGTAGTCGGACCGGTACAGGTTGAACCCGACGGCCGAGGTACGGTACAGGTCGGCGGCTGCCTCGTTCGGCAACGGCTCGGGGAGATCGGCGACATACCGTTCGAGTTCGGGGGGAAGGGCGATGGTCCGGTGACGCCACTGGCCGGCCAGGGTCAACCTGACGTCACCCCATTCAGCGTCGGCGAGGAACCGGGCACGCCCGGAGAACCCGGACCCGACGAACACCACGTCGTGCTCGGTCTGCTGCGTTCGGGGGAAATGGATCGTCGGGTCGTAGGCGTGCGGGACGTACAGGACGTTCGGTGTGATCTTGCGGAGCCGTTCGACACCGACAGGGTCATTGACGAGGTGAAGGTCGGCGCACCATTCCATCGCACAGATACGGTCGTCCTCGTACGGCGACTCGGTGTGTACCAGCACGATCCGCTCACCACGACGGCGTAGGCCGTGCCACACCTCGGGGGGAATGTCTTTGCCGTCTACGACGAGTATCAGGTCCGGGCGGTACTCGTAGAGGGCCCCGGCCAACGCTTCGGCCGCTTGACGGCGCACCGACAGGCCGGCGTCGCGTTTCGACGCCTCGTCGGGCGTGAGATGTGACTCGAGCCACTCGAGGCGCAGGTCCAACCGGAACCGGACGACGTCAACACCGTGTTGTTCCAACCCGTTCGCCCACCCACGGGCCACGTCCGCCGTTGACCATGTGGCCCCGGGCCACACCACCATGACCCGCACTCAGAACGACTCTCGGCCACGGTTCAGGCTGATCCTCGACACGATGCAGCCGAGGTCGTGCTGCAACCCGATCGACCACTGCGACGGCCCGAACGCCGACGCCGTTTTCAGCCGGTCGTCTACCGCTTCCAACGCGGTCAGCATCCGGCTGAACGCGTCGTCGGGCGAGTCAAGGATCTGCGAGTAGATGCGGACCACCCAAACCTGGTCGGTGAACGTGACCTGCTCCAACCAGATCGTCACCCAACACGGCCCGGTCGTCTCAATGTCCGGCTCGTGGTCGTAGACGGAGTCGACACCGGCCAGGCCGCCGCCGAGTAGTCGGGCGAGGCTGACTCGCACATCGGCAAGATGGGGGGTCACAGGTTGCCGCGCTCGTACCCGGCGACGATCTGGGCGGACAGTTCGGCCAGCATCCGTTGGTTCACCGTGTGCCCCGACCGGAGCACCGCGTTGGTGAACACCGCCCGGCCACGGCGGGCCGGTTGATGCACCCGGGCACGGGGCCCGTACGGCGTTTTGAGGGCGTGGGCGGTGCGGGCGTCGAAGTTGGCCCGTGTCTGACGTGCCGCGGCTACAGCGGACTCACCCGACTTGCGGGCAGCTCGGATCGACCGTTTCACCGCCCGGGCCCGGCGGGCGTCGCCGAACACGTAGGGGACCTGGTCGTAGGCTGCGATGTCACGCTCGATCAGCCCGTAGGGCCCGGTTGGGACGACCAGGCCGACGACGACACCGTCCGCGTAGCGGCGAACGTCTTTCGCTTTCGCTGACACCGTCGCAGCGACACCCTTCCCTCTGCGGGCACCTCCGGTACCGGACAGCCTCCCGTCCCCACCGGTCACCGCCCGGTAAGCGGAAGCGACGTCGCCGGCCAGCCCGGTGGCGCCGGCCTGCACGATCCTCGGTTCCGACTCGGTCAGACGGGACCCGGCGGCCAACAGTTTGCGGCTGAACGTCTCGAACGTGATCTCAGCCATCCCCCTTGGCCTTCTTCCTGGTCTTCGCCCCGATGATCGTCCCGTTGGAGGGGGGGACGAACCGTTCGGCGCCTCGCTCACCGACGACCACAGGTTTGCCCCCGGTCCGACGGGCACGTTTCTTGGCGGCGACGTACAGGTCGCCCCGAGCGTGGCTTTCAACCTTTGTGATCGACGCACCTAACGCTTTCAGTGCAGCTAGAAGCTCGGCCTCGCCCACGTTGCCGTAGAACTCGCCTGGGCGAAGCGGGCCACCATCAACGGCGCTGTGCGGGGGCCGACCCTCGGTGGCGCACGTCACGAGGAGTAGCCCGCCGGCCGCCAGATGCTTCCAGCAGGCGCCGACCACGTCACTCCACGTCGCGGTGTGCTCGAGGACTTCGGCGCAGACCACCACGTCGAACCGGCGACGGTCCGTCCAGTCGACGATGTCGGCGACCACGTCCACACCGTGGCCGGCCACGACGTCTAGGGCGACGTATTCGGCCGTGGGGAACAGCCCTCTGGGGGACCCGTTGATGTCCCTCCCACCGACGTCAAGAACGGTGCTGGCGGGCTCGGCGTGGGCGGTTAGGAACTGGTACGCCTCGGCGTGCATCAGCCGACCGCGGGGGGCAGAAGCTCGCCGTAGAGCAGGTCTTTCACGACGTTCGGCACACCGAAACTGGGGAGCCCGGTGCCGGTGAACCCGATGGGTGGCCCGTACGTTTCGGAACCGCCACCGTCCGAGCGGCGCCACAGGTGCTGCAAATACATGGCGGCCGCCTCCTTGAACAGTGGACTGACGGTGGTTGTGTCAGCGAACCTGCCGGCGTCGTAGGTGACGGTGACGCGTGGCGCCCACCATCCGGCGAACCTGACGAGCCGCCCACCGACCCCGTCGTCCTCGAACACATACGTGGCTGGGGTGACAACGACGGGTGTTTCCCCGGCGTACGCCTCCGACACGACCGCGGTGGACGGGGCAAACGGTTTCCCGGCCAGCATCAGCTCGTTCGTCGTGTTGAACGGTGTCCGGTTGCCCGGCGCCGCGTGATAGCCGACGCCACCCGTACCGTTGCGGAACAGTTCGGTGGTGGCCCGTTTCACGATCGGGCCACACGCGGCGTCCAACCGGCCGGACAGGGCGGTCACACGACTCTGGACGCGTGGGGCCGACGCCTCAGATAGCCCTTTGAGTGCGTCAAGGGCCTCGTCGATGGTCAGCACGTCCAGAGTCGCCACCGGTTACCCCTTCCTGCGTGTCACCGGCTCCGGTTCAGCGACGGGCGGCTGCACCACCGCCGGCGGCTTGCTCGCTGTCCGCGCGTCGGCGATTGTCTTCGCCACCTCGGGCGTGATAACCCCACCGGGCGGCACCAACTGGACACCGTGTTCCGGCTGGGATTCCACCACCCGACCCGTTTTGGTGTCGATCCACACACCGCTTTTTGATGTCTCGTCTGCGGCCATGACTCAGACCGTGCCGTTGAACGTGACCTTGGCCACGCCCTTCGGGTCGAACAGGGCGAGCCCGGCCCGGCATTCGAGCAGGAGCGTCAGGATGTTGCTTGTGAAGTTGCTCGCGTGCGAGTCCGTCATGTACGACGTGACCTGCTGGCGGTCCATGTAGGCGACGGCCATCGGGTCGATGAGCAACGCGGTGCCCGAAGCGATCGCGGTCGAGCGGACCTGGGTGAGTCCCCAGGCGGTGCGGGTCGGGGGGGTCGAAACACCGCCGTTGAAGTCGGGGTTGGCGTGCAGGCCGGCGCTCGTGTCGTTCGACAGGTCGAAGATCTCGGCGTCGGCCGGGTTGAGGACGATGATCTCCGGTACCGACTCGACGTCCTCCAGCAGCCGGATGGCACGACGGATCGACCGGTACCGGGGCTCGGCGACACCCGGCGCGTAGGTGATGATCCCGGTCCGGTTGTTGAGCCCCTTGATGTTCGGGGCGATGCCGTCACCGGAGATGGACTGCAGGTCGACACGCCGCTTCAGGCTGTAGCGGAGCTTGGTGTCCAGGTAGCCCATGACCTGGGGAACGTCGGCCGCCGTCTGCCGGGTGATGTTCGCCCACACGGGGATCGTCGGGATCGGCTCGGAGATGATCCCGAACGTCGGTCCGGCCTGCGGCTTAGCCGCGCCTTCCGCTGTTTCTGCCGCCTTGTCTGCCATGTCGGCGAGGGGCGACTGGTCCTGCACGTACTCGATCGACCCCTGTGACACGGTGATGTGCGGCAGCAGGTCGGACAGGAACACGCGACGGTTGAGGAAGTCGTTCCCGATCCGGTCGAGCCGCTGCGGGCGGGTCAACGCCCCACCGGACGTGGCGCCCAACGTGACGTTCGTGACGGCTCGAAGGTCGAGGGGGACGGTCAACGCCGGGGAGGTGCCACGGGCGCCGTGGTCGGCCCACGCCTTGTAGTCGTCCTGGCCGGTGAACCGCTCGCCGAGGCTGCGGAGGTCCTCGACCTCGCCGCTGTTCCGGTCGAGGATCGCGCCGAACAGGCGGTCGGTGGCGTCACCGATCTCCTGGGAGCGGACTTCCTGCTCGAGGAGGACGGCCAGTTTGGTGTCGATGGCCGTCAGGTCGGAGCGGAGCTGGGTGACCTCAGTTTCCTCGTCGGAGTCGTAGGCCCGCCCTGCGGCGGCCTCGTCGATCTCGAGGAGCTTGTCGGCCTTGTTCTTGCGTGCGGCGAAGTTGGCGCGCACGATCTCGATTGCGTTCGGCATCTGGGGTCCTTTCGGGACTCAGGAAGGGGTTTGGTGTGGGGTCCGGGTGCCTGAGCGGCCCGAGGTGTCAGTAGAAAACGGGGCGACGGAACAGGGTGGTGACCCGGCCCTTCTCGTCGTCCTCATCGGTTTCCGGTTCGATCAGTGCGGCCAGGCCGCCACGTTCGGCGGCTTCGATCACAGAACGAAGGTCGACTTGCCTGTCGTCGGCGAGGGAGCGGTAGGCGACCTCTGCGGACGACTCGGCGTAGTAGGGGCAGCAGGTTGTGGAGACGTGATGTAAGGCGAGTTCGCCAACCGAGCGGAGCGCCATGCCGTCACTGACAGACCACTTCACCGATTTGGGGATCGCCTTGAACCCGAACGACGAGCCGCGCACGTCGCCCCGCTCGAGCAGGAAGGCGACGTCGCGGCCGGCGGTCGTGTCGGGCAGGTCAACCTCGTACCGCAACTCGGTCGGGCTGTCCGTGAGTCGCAGGGTCCCGTTCGACGTGCGGCCCAGCATGTTCGACGGCAAATGTTCGTGGAGGGCCATCACGTCCGTTTCCCGCAACGTTTTGGTTGCCGCGCCCGACCGGATTTCCTCGATGAACCGGCCGAGGATCGGCTTCGACCGTGCCCCGTAGCGGATCGCGACACCCGACGCGATGAGTTTCCCGGCGCCGTCAGACCTGATTTCGGGCGGCTCAGCCACCGATCGAAGCTCGTTGCTCACTGGATACCTCCGGGTTGCGGTGGCGGTGGCCGTTGCGGGCGGTCCCCCGTCGGCGGTTTCGGTGTCGGCGGCGGGATCATCGGGTTGATGAACCCGGCCCCTTCACCGTTCGGGAGCGGCGGCCGATCCTCGAGCGCCCTGGCCTCGTCGATCGTCAAAAAGTGGTTCTCGATGCCGATCGCGTACGTCTCGTACCTGTCTTTGGGTGCAGCACGCAGCAGGGCGTCCAGGTTGAGTTTCACGAACACTTCGGGCAGGCCGTCGGTGGTGAGCAGGCGGCTGTGGGCGTCCTCGATCCGTTCCAGCCACGGACGGAGGCTGAACTGGCCGAACGCCACATTCTGTTCGGCCAGGCCGGAACCCCACGACGTCGAGTTCGACGCGTCAGCGATCAGATGTGGGGGGACGCCGAAGATGCGGGCGATGTCGGGCACCTGGAACGCCCGTGTTTCGATGAACTGGCTGTCCTCGGGGGCGATCGAAACCTTCGTGAGTTTCGCTCCGTTGGTGAGCACCCCAAGCCGGTTGGCGTTCCCCGGGCCCTGATGGCCACCGTTCCAGGTGTCCCGCCACCGTTTGGCGCCGGCCTCGGACATCTCGCCGGGCGCTTCGAGTACCGCTGAGGGTAGAGCGCCGTTCTCGAAGAACGAGCGCCCGAAGTCCTGGGCGGCCAACCCCAAACCGATGCTGTCCCTGGCGTAAGCGATCGGTGACACGCCCCGCAGGGCGCCCGGCAACGTCATGCCCTGGATGTGGATGAGGCTCATCGGGTCGACCTCGACACCGCCGATAGTTCGGCTCACATGCCCCGGTTGTCTGGCCGTGGCCGGCACCCAATCGACAGTCACTTTGTACGGGTCGATGACGACAAGGTCGATGATGTCGCCCATGTCGTCGCGGGGGGTGCCGACGAACGCATTCCCGTCCGTGAGGAGGGACAGCATCAGGCCCGACAGGTAGTTGATCCGGCTGATCCCCGGTGGTTGGAAGTCGAGGTACGCCGGCCGTGGCCGGTAGGGGCGTCTGGTGCCGCCTGAGCGGACGAACGTGTCGACGGGGAGCGTGGCTATCGCTTCGGACAGCAACCTGAGGCAGGCGAACACGGCCGAAAGGCGCATCGCCGAGTCGGTCGAAACCGGGCTGGAGCCCTGGTTCCACACCATTCCCTGCCCCCAACCGCCATCGGACGGCGGTGGGATGCTGACCGGGGCAAACGATCGTTCCTCGACGCCGAACAGGCTGCGCAGTCGGCTCATCTGTTCAGGCCAAGGTCGAATGCTGCGACAAGACACCCGACACCTGACGAGAGGAGGGCCAGCGGCCACCAGACGGTCAAACAGAACGCGAGGATGAGGGCAACGCCCGCTACGAAGAGGGCAACGGCCATCGGTGTCCTCCTCAGATCACAAAAAAGTCTGACTCAGCCTTCGGAGCCAGCCCGAGGGGTGCGGCAGCCACAGCAGCGGCCACAATCGGGGAGATGTCAACACCGGAACGCCGGTCGAACACCCAGGTGTCACCCATCGCCCGTTTCGATGCGGCAGAAGCGGCTACGTCAAGGATTCTTTGCCCAAGATGCCGCCACCGTCCCTCGGTCACGTCGTCATAGGC